TATCTTGTAAATCATCCATACCACCGAAGTAATCAAATACATTACCTTCCATATCCATGCTCATAGCATTGTATGTTAAGTCTCTGCGTTTAGCATCCTCTTCCCAACTCTTAACAAACTCAACTTCAGCGTGTCTGCCATCAGTTTCTTTGTCTGCTCTTAGTGTTGTGATTTCGTATGGTTCGTTGTCTAAGATTGCAGTAATAGTGCCGTGTTCTAATCCAGAAGGTATATGTCTGATACCTGCTTTATCAAGTATAGCCATCATTTCATCTGGCGTAGCATCAGTTGCCAAGTCAATATCTTTTGGTGTTTTATCTAAAGCAAGGTCACGAACTGCTCCGCCAACTACTCTTAATTCATAGTTGTTACTCTTAAAAACTTTATCTAGTTTTTTAATAGGCGAAGTTATTACAGACTTTACGTCTAGCAATTCTTCGTGTAATATGACTTCATTAATTCTCATATCTGTATTTATCAGTTATGTCAATGGCGCCCATAAAAAACCCCTCACTGATGGAGGGGTTTTAAACTAAACTCTCTAGTCTGTTATATTTAATATTATAATGTTTCGCCAGTATTTCTGATACGAAGTGGGATGTAAATGAACTCAACTGCTTTCGCTGGTTGAATTGCAACATCTACCCACAATTCATTTCTATCGATTCTTGCTGGTGTATTATTAGACTCATCACATACTACTAAGAAATCAAATAAACCTCTTTGAGTAACAAGGTTGCCACAGAAACGTTCTACTGCGTCTCTCATATTGTCACGTGTAATCTTATCGTTTTGCTCGAATAAGAATGCACGAGATAATTGGTCTAAGTTGTGACGCATATAGTTTGTCAAACGAGCAACATTAACTCTATCTAAAGCACTAGCAGTCGCTTGTGTAGTCTTCTGACCATATACTGCCATTCCTGTTGATGGGAAATCTGCGATTGGGTTAATACGCTGTCCATAAAGAACATCACGCTGACCTTCGCTAAGTTGTACTTTAACAAACTCATCTTCTGAGTTGATGTAACCAACTTGTGTTGCGTTTGAAACTACACCACGAGTAAGACCTGCTGGAGCAAACCATGGGAATGAAACTTGGTCTGAGAATGCAATTGTTCTAAGAGCGATTGCTGACGAAGGCATAACTACATCGTTACCAGATAAGTCACTTGACAAACCATGTGGATAGTAAATTGCCGCGTAAGTTTCTGCTGGAACATTCGCTGATGCCCATGCTTTCAATGATGTTGAATCTGATTTCAATGACATAGGAGTATCGCCAATTACGAATGCGATTTCTTTTTTGTCTTTGTTCAATGTAATCATTTCATCCATCAACTCATAGTATCCTGGAGCAGAAATCAAGTTAAAGTAAACTGCTTCTGAACGAATTCCGTCATTTGATGAAATTGCTGATTGCATTGCTTCAACAACCATATGTCTCTGTGCATCTGGACCAAACTTGCCTGAACCATCTGCATTAACACCTGAAGCCCATACCCATTTACCGCCTGTATATTTCTTAACATTGTAAGTAGAGTAATCCATGTTAATCATCAGAATATTTTCTGGATGTAAGTCTGGATTCGCCGCTGAGGCGTGTGCTGTTCTGTTGTTTGCTACACCGTTTGAATCGTAAGGTGCATCATGTGAATAATGACTGAATACCATTCCGTTTGTAGATGACTGGTCTGCATTGTCTAGTTTGACCCATGCTGAACCTGACCAACGATATACTGTTGCATAAGGAACTGCATCGCCGTCTACCCAAATGTCACCAGTTACTAATGATGATGTACCGTCTTTGCGTTTTGTTGGAGCACCTGAAACTAGTTGACATTCGCTTGGAGCAACACCATCTGTGTCTTCTGACCAAGCATACTTCTGCCATTCCATAGTACCGCCATTATTGACGTTCTTCATAATCTCAATATTAAGATTTGCGTTGAACCAAAGTGTACCTTCTGCAATCGTACCTGTGATTTGTGTATTACTTGCTTGATAAGATAGTGCTTCGTAAACCGATACAATAGTCTCATCTTCTGCGAAACCAACTGCCGCTTTACCTGAAGCGAAAACGATGTTTAATTCTTTACCGTCTGTCTTAGTGAAACGAATTTTATCTGTTCCAACTTTCTCAATACTAACATTTGCTGTATTTAATGGAACACTTGCTTGTAAAGATGTAATTAATGCATCTAAAGTGATACCTGTAGGAGTAAACTGTGTACCCTCAACTGTGAAAACCGCAGTAATACTTGATGTGTTTGGAACTGCACCTGAAGTAACAACTGTAGTAGTTGCACCAGAATGTCTTCTTAGTTCCCAGAAACCAAGTCCGTCAGCCGCTGTGTTATACTTTGTATAGATATCACCCATATCGTTATTGGCTGTCTGAGCCACATCATCGCTTGTGTGAATTGGTGCTTGAATTGATGTAAATAATCCTGATGTCGAATTAAAAGATGAAACATCTACATCTAAACCACCACCTGCAGTCGCTAATCGAACATACATATCACCGGCTACTTGTGCTGAGCCGTCTGATTGTGTAGTTGGAGCAAACATAGAGAATTGGAAGTCTGATGAGCCTGTGTCACCACATACAACCCAACCGTTTGAAACTGTTTTTTCATAATATGTAACTTTAGCAGTAGATGTAACAACTGCAAAATCACCAACAGAACCATGTGTTACAATTGGGTCTGCAAAGCCTGATGAGTTTACTGTTTCTACTAAGCCTGTTCCCGGTGTGTCAGTTAAAACTGAAACTGTTTGGGCTGCCCATGCAGTACCTGACCACTTGAACAATCCGAAATCTGTTTTCGAAGTATTGTGCCAATGTGTTCCGTTTGTGATAACACCTGCTGGTGCTGTTGAAGATGCTTCTAGTTCTGATAAGTCAACATCTGCACGAATAACGTATGCGTTATTTGAAACTCCTAGATATTGATATGCCGTTAGTAAGCCATACTCACTTGTTTCAGCGCCGTGAACAACTGAACCACCAACTTGATGGAATTTAGGTTCGCCGAATGTTTCGACTAACTCTCTTTGTGATGATACTAAGTAGGCAACACCGGCATTTGCTGGAATTGTTCCAGACGCCGTTGCACTTCCTGATGCATCTGCTTTGTTACTTGCTGTCGCAATAACTAATAATGGTAGGGTACCTTGAGTGGCTGCCGCATATTGCGACTCGTCACTAACTGTTACTGATACACCCGGTGATACTAATGTAGCCATAGTATTTTCTCCTTGGTTGATTAAATTACTAAACGTAAATGTATTTCGTTACTTGTATTTAGTCAAAAACACGGAAAAACACTGTTTTTAGGGTTAACTACGTAGACAACTCATCTGAAACTTTACTATATAATGTCTCTATTGTGTCATCATTGTAAAGTATGAAATCGAACTTATCATTTGTGTCAATCCATCTCCACTCACTTTGATGTACCTTTGGATATTTTTTTGCCATAAGTGATGAGTTTGTAGTATTATCTAATATCGCAACTCCCCACCATTCTGGTAGTTCGCCTCGTCTGACATTCCAAACTTCACCGTTTAAAGATTTTATAATTTCTATCTCATTTGCAAATCTTACATCGGGAACTATGTAGTTGTTTTGAGGATTATTGATAATCTCTTGCTTGACTAGACTAACCCAAATACCGTCATAGAAACCATTACGCATACAGTCTGTGCCGAACTCTTGTAGAACAAGTCTAGGTGTTATTTCTCTACCTGTTTCATTAGTCCAAAACTCGTCAACAGTTTCACGCCATTGTCTGCTTTCTACTGTATCACCTTCTAACATAGAACGGTCCCAACCGAATACAGTTGCGACTCCATCTTTGAGTTTATCTGCGAAACTTAATTTAATATAATTGTGTTCTTCGACTAGAATGTCGGCGACTGTGCCTTTACCTGAACTGATTAGTCCTGTAATACCGATTATCATTTGATTGGGTCTCATTGTCATTTTGTAATAATTTATTATATCACAAAAAATGTCTGGTTGTCAACCGTTTTCTGAGGTTATGTCTCGGGTTTTTAAATCTTTTAGAATAGCGTCTTTCATATCATCAGTATAATCGAGCCAATCGAATATTTCATTCATATGACGTTTGCATCCGATACAGAAGTTTTTCTCGTTATACTTGCATACACTTACACAAGGACTTTTCGTGTTGAGTGGATGAAAAGCCACTCTTAGCCAATCATAACACCTAGCGGTGCTGACCCGTCAATATACAACTTCAATTCAGTTTCTAACTTTTCTATATCTGCCGCGGCATCTGCTTTTAAGGAATCGCCGTTTAATGCAACTCCACCCTGTGCGCCAGGAAGTGTAGCGAATTTAGAACGGGCTTCACCAATCATTTTCTTACAATATGCTAATGAATAATCTCTCATCCAAGATTTTAAGTAAGGGTCTACTAGTAATTGGTCATCCGGTCTTTCTAAGTAAACGTGAAGAAGAACTATTTCATCTGCTCTCATTTTTCTTAAAAGTTTAATCTTATGAGTATTTGGGTTCCAGATAAACTGTATATCAGTTGCCGCAACTCTATTCAGAGTTTCACGGTACTGAGCAAATAATTCATAAGTTGATATACCACCAACGTGGTTGTTCATAAAGAAATACGAATTTGCATATGCTAATTCAAATGGATCCATATCAACACCAGCAGATATACCATGACCGAAAGAACGATGATGTACTTTCTTTACTTCTATTATCTCTGCAGGTAGTGTATATTCGTCTTGGTCTTTTTTAAGTTGAATTGTATAGAAGTCTTCTTCTACTGCATTCTCTGAACGTTGTCTAATCTTATCTAAAGCAATATCAATTGCAAGGTCATAGTGTTCTGGGTCTAATTCAATATCGACCATTCCGTCGCCAAGCAATAGTCTGATTTGTTTAATTACATCGTTTTTTATTTTATTGCGTTGTTTTGCCATTTTTGACCCTCAAGTATGTTATAGTGAAACACTTATAACAGTATTTATCAAAAAACTTTGATAATCAGGCTATGGGCATTAAATCTACCATTCATTTTAACTTCAACACTATTAATAGCATCAAATTCTTTGTTTAATGAGCGTTTTGCTATCTTCTTAAACGTTGCTAATTGTTCTATTGGCTTTCTAAGTGTCTTACATACACTTTTTTCTTCACTAAATCCTTGAATAGTAGTACCTTTGACACTCAATCCTGAGCCATCTCTCTTTAGTCCCATCGGGTCGACATTTGATGCATGATATACTCCTAGTTTTCGTGTCTTAGAGTTATATACGATAGCGGTGTTTGCCCCTACTAAGTCTGCTGGATTCACACTAATTGACTTAGTTTCTGGATGATGGTCTAAATATTTAAACTTACTGACTTGTTTTTCAGCACTGACTATCTTCTTCTTACGAGGCTTTCTTGTCACTTTACCCTTTAGTACGATGTTGTCACAAGCATCCATAATAGATTTGTACATCTTAAACTGGTTCTTTATTGCACCCTTAGATAGATGTGAATAACCTTCTTTAAGTTGCTCATGCATGTCTTTATCAAATTCTGTCATACCTTTAGTACTAGGAGGATTTACAAGTTCTGAGAAATCGTCAAAGGTTGGCTGATATAATGATGCTATTATCTTAGCATGATTTGGTTTTGCACCAACAATTAACAGCATTCGTTGTGGGTCGAAAGTAGTCAACATCGATGTAGACCCATCAAACTCTTCAATATATTCATCTATCTCTTCTGACATTTCTAAAGACTTATTGAATAGAAGTTGTTGAATAGATGGTTTATACTTAGTAGAAACTATTTCTTGTTCTTCGTCTTTCTTTACTTCTTTGATTATTTTGCCATGAGAAATAACATCTTCTATTTGTCCTTTGACAGAATCAGTAACATTACACAAAGACGTTGCTGTAATACCGTCTAATGTATCTAAGTATTCAGGAATACCAACATGATTCTCTGGCATACCCTTTGATAATGCCCTAACATATCCAGCAAGAGTACTTTTAGTTCTCCAGTCTTCGGCTGCCTTATATGATTTGATATCTTCTTTAGAGTAGCCATTGTCTTTCATGTATTGGACTACCCAAGGAACAAAATCTTTGGATTTGTAATAGTAACTATAATAATATGGAGTTCTTGCACGTTCTCTATAATATTTTTCTGCGGTCCAAGTGTCTGAGCCTTTCCAATCAGGCTCTAGTCCTGTAATAGACTCATCTGAAAGAATATTTGCTTTTTTGTTCTTCTTTTTCATTGTTTTTATAGCCACGTTGTCCTCATCATTTACTTTTATATATCAACATTCAACAATACTATACACCGAATGTGGCAGTTTGTCAAGTTTTCCGTCATTTTTTCTTTTTTCTTGCAGTTTTTGTATTGTAATCTATTTCTCTGATTCGTTCAATTATGTTGACATCTAGTGCATTCATTAGCAATGCACTTCTAAAATGGTCACTATTATTTGGCATCGTACTGTGTAATGTCCTCGAATTATAAATCAAGGCATCGCCCGCTTTTGACACAAATTGAAAACCTTTAGATGTAAGTAAGTGATTATATTCTTCTTGGTTGTCTTGTATATCTTGGTAATAAAATCTATCTTTGTGTGAACCAGGAAGAATACATGTTGCGCCATTCTCTATTGTGAAGTTATCTAATGGAACAATAATTTGTACACCGAACAACTCATCATTTGTTGACCTAGCAAAATCTTCAAATCTATAAGGAGTATCAACGTGTGCCCTAATCTTAGACTGTCCTGGTCTTGTTGTGATTGTATCAACGATATGCATATCCCATTGTTTGCCTTTAAACATTGCGTTTAGCGGACTAGTTAATTTGTCTACTATGGGGTCCCACATTTCTCTTGGTGGCTGTTTACTCCAGCAGATGTTATATTCTCTACCTTTGCGATGTTTCCCGTAGTATTCCCCATTTACAGCGTTTCCACGATGTATATTGTCTGGGTTCATTGCCCACAATTTGAATTGTCTCACTGCAAATGGTGATAGTAATTCTTTTATTGACAAGTATCCTTGATTTTCATCTATTAGCATATTATTGTACCTTCTTAAAACTTTATTTATAATTTTGAAATTATATTACTATATTATATGATAAATACAGTAAGAAGTCAAATTATGGAGAAAAATAGTTATGGCAAGACTTAGCCTATGGAATCCAAAAAAGGGTAACGATTATAAATTTATTGATAAAACAGTCAAGGGACACTTTGACCACGGTGGCACATCGCTTCTGATTCATAAGTATATCGGTTCACAAGATAAGACTGATGCAGATTTTGACCCTGCCAAACCGGCAATACAAGATTTACTATTTTTAGAAAACAGAGATAGAAAGTATGACACAGATGTATATGACCTTAGAGGTGTATATACAGTATCTGACCAAGACTTTGAATTATCGCAGTTCGGTATGTTCTTAGGTAATGACCAACAAGTGTTCACTCTCCATTTGAACGAGATGGTCAATCAACTAGGTCGCAAAATTATGACTGGCGATGTAATCGAATTACCTCATATGAGAGAAGACATGATGTTAGAAGGTAACGATGGTGAAGACCCAGATGCAGTCAATCAATATTGGGTAGTACAAGAAGCATCAAAAGATTCAAGTGGCTTCGACCCAGGTTGGTGGCCACATATTTGGCGTGTTCGTTGCAAACAGTTACAAGACACACAAGAGTACAAAGATATTCTTGGTACTGGCGAAGAAGCATCTGACTTGAAAAATATTCTATCTACGTACAACAAAGAACTACAAATTACTGATGCCGTTGTACAAGAAGCACAAGATAATGTTCCTGGAAAATATTGGGACTATAGAACAAATAATTTAATGTATGCAACACAAAGCAATCATCCTGACGATGTAGACTATGCAACAGTGGCATATGGAAAAACATTTCCTGATAGTCCCAGTACTGATTCTTACTTCTTAAGAACAGATTATTCACCGTCAAGGTTATTTCAATACAGAGATAGCAAATGGTTTAGAATCAATGACGATGACGGTGCGTGGGAAGTTGGACATGCGTTACATAATCAATTTATTAATAACTCAGGCACAGTAACACTAGATGACGGCACAACACTTGCTGGCAAAGTAAATCTGTCGAAGGCAGTTAAACCAAAGGTAGACTAATATGGCACAAAAACATTTCTATGACAATCAGATTCGAAGATATATCTTACAATTTGTAAGAATGTTCAGTGGCTTCACAGTTAAGACAGGCTCAAAGATGAACGATGGCACAACTGATTATTACATCAGAGTACCATCCAGATACGGTGATGTATCTCGTATG